GCCAGCCAGCCCAGCAATTCCTGACACTTGGGCAATTCTCAAAGCTGCAAACTGTGATGCAATTCTACCTACAGCTATACCCACATTCTTGATAAGTCCTTTCAAGCCATCATTAAAAAAGTTGAAGATACTGTCAGCGAGAGAAGATTGTATGTTACGTCCAGCTTGTATCCATAATTGACTTACTTCATCTGTAGCTTGTGAAGTTATATCTTCAAGTTTTCTTGTTTGTTCTTGTGCATTAATCAGCGCTCTGTTAAAAGTCTGTTGAGAGATAGCACCTGCCGACAGCAAAACATTTAGCTCATTAATAGTAGAAGCGTATTTTTCATCAGCAGTAGCCAAACTTTCGGTGATCTGCTGTGCTCTTGAAATCTGGTCTTCCTGAAGTCTGAATGCTCGTGTTTCACGTTCGATTGAGTCAATCAAAGGTGCTGCTACTTGAAGTAATCCAAGATCAGCGGCCTGCATCTTGCGAATTTCAGCCGCAGTTTTACCCACCTGTGCGGCTTCACGTTTAAGATCGCTTATGAATTGTTTGCTTTTGTTTATTGCGATAGTAGACGTTTCTGATATCTTATTAATGCTTTTCTCTACTGTATTAAATTCTTTTGCCGCAGGTTTCGCAGCTTTTTCAACATCAGTAAGCTGTTGCCGCATATTTTCAAGGTCTTCAATCGCAAACTCTATGCTTGCCGACAATTGATCTACTTCTTTCTTATCAAAAAGAAGTCCGCCGATTAGCGGTATGTGCTGTTTGTTAGTTTCGGATTTAAGCCTTTCCCTCAAGTCTTCGATTAGTTTTACTTGTCTTTCAATATCTGATAATGGCTTTGCTGAAGTCAGTCTGTTAAAAGATTCTAGTACGCTGTTTAGAACTGGTAGTAATACTTCACCCAACGATCTTGCGTAACTTTCTGCTGTGTTTTTAGTTACTTGCCATTGCGAATCGAGCGTTTTTAAAGTTGCGTCAAATTCTCTGTCAAGTGCAGTTGCGTTTTTTACTTCAGCGTTTGCTAGCGCCATTGTTCTTGTAAAAATATCCATGTTGTTTGCTAGCGGTACTATTGTTTTGGATATTTCTTGACCGCCCAAGCCTACTTTTTCAAGCGCAAGACCTGCATTAATTCCCAGTCTCCCGACAGATTGCAAGAAAAGCTCAAGGGCTTTTGTCTTGTCATCTTTGAATAAAGATGACAGCATCTGTGAATTTATGTTTAAAACTTCAGCGAATTCCAGAAGATCATCTCCTCCGGCCTGCACCCTGTTTGTTATTTCCTGCATCACACGTCCGAGTGATGATCCACCTAATTGCGCCTGAATTCCGACCGACGCCATAGCCGCTGCCATGGCAGATGCTTGAGCAGATGTGACGCCAAAAACGCTTGTTGCCCTTGCTACTTCAGTCGTGATGTTTGCTATTTCTGCTTCAGATGCAGCAGTACTATTGCCAAGCGCAACTATTACACTCGCAAGTGTATCTATACTTGATACATGCTCTCCGGTGATATTCAGTATTCGCGCAAGTGAAGTTGCAGCTTCTTCACCAGCAAGGTTGGATGCTCGTCCCAACTTTGCGACAACAAGAGAAAATTTCTCAAGATTTGCTGCACCTGTTACACCCATCTGCCCGGCAGCTTGGGATAATCCTAAAAGCTCTTGAGTGGTAATCGGCAGTGATCGTGATATTGCATCAATTCTATCACCGAATTTTTTTAGATCATTTCCGATCAATCCGGTGGTCTTGCTTACACCAACGAGAGCAGTTTCAAATTTTGCCGCAGCAGAAACAGCAGATGAAAAAGCAGCACCAAGAGCCTGTATAGTAACGATACCGGCGCCCAGTGCTAATATCTTTTTACTTAATCCAGCAGTAGATTTTTCAGCACGACCGCCAGCCAAGGCAAGATCATCAAGCGATTTCTCACCAGCTTTTACTTGTCTGCTATCAACTTTTAGCGTTAGTGATGCTTCATCGGCCATTATTTATTGCGAGTACGTCTATCAGTTTGATTAATCTTACATCTTCTGGCGTTACTTGTGTTTCTGTCAAACTTGCCCACGCCGCGATATCAGGATAACTTATCGGGCACAAGCCAAGCTCTGATCGTCCTCTTGAGCTGTGTAGTTCCACAAACCATCCCCAGATATGTGCATAAAAAAAGGGCTCTTCAACATCAAGTTGATCCGGCTTGACTCCGGTTTTTTTCCAGACGATCTCAAGATGAGATCGCAGGCTTTCTCCGTCGCCCTGTGGTTTTGCCAGATCAAATTCATTTTCTGCGTAAGCAAGCAGTATATCTACTTGCTCTTGGTAAAATTTGTAATTGTTTCGCTTGCTTTGGAAACCTGATCAAGAATTTCATCATTTATCGTGCACAATTTCAAGGCATTTTCAGGAGTCCACGGCGTAGATATACCGCGCCATCCCACGATTCTTATTGATATATATTCGACTCCAAACTGAATATCATCTTCGACACTTCTTAACTCTGGATCACGCTTTCGTTTTTCGTTAAGCGCTTCGATTTGTCGTTGCTGATTTATTCTTGCATTGCGCCATTTCTTTACTTTATCTGATTGCGCTCCGATAACCAACAAAAAAATACCAGTCCCTTTGCCTGACGCATCAAGATATTCAAACTCGTATGGCGTTTCTGAAGCTTTGCATAAATCAAGATCATCGATAGATACTTCTCTCATGTTTTTCCTTTTCATCAAGCTGCGCTGTCTTGCATTTGTACAATTGTATTTCTACGTGCCATGGAAGCTCCACCACTGCCGAAAAATTCGGCTGTAAAAGTGTATGTTCTTACTATGGTTTTTTCTCCATCGTCCGGCGTGTCAGTTGTCAGTTTTACTGCCGGTACTGTAAAAGAAATAAAATCAGAAGTCGCCGTTTGATCGACTGCTACAACAATATCAAGCGGCACAACCGTTTCAGAAATTATCAGATCACGCAAAGTGGTACTATCGAATTGCGCAGTAATGGTGCCAGACACTCTGATCCGGCCAGTGTTCACATCGGCTCCAACATTCGACCCGACCACTGCTCCTGCGTTTTCAGCAGATTTATCAACTGACAGAGCAAAACTTGTAACTGCTGGCTGAACCGCGCCGTTAATCATAATCAAACCATTGATCGCCGCAGTTATTCCTGTATTCGTTGCTGTCGGGCTAGTTAAAACTTGAGATGTTCCGACTGTTCGACCAAGGCCAACAAGACCAAAAGAGCCAGTGTTTACACCAGTCGAAGGCATATCAATAGATACGCTTCCAACTTTTTGATCTGTAAAAGTTTCTGATTTACTGATATTTGAGTACCATTCTTCAACTGTGAAATAATCCTCTGTATGCGCTGCCAGAGGGGTAAAAGTTTCTTTTCCAACGACTGTAAGAACGTAAGTAGCAATAGGCCCTTCAGGAACCATGGGAGTTTCATTAATTACATAAACAGTACACACAAGAGCAGTAACAGACACAACCCATAAATTTTTGTTTACGTTAGCTGCATTAATTCCAGAGCCGCTGATTCGTATGACATGTCCTGCTTTTATGCCGTCAGTCAGAAAGGAACCTGCTCCGCGCGTTATTGTGTAAGTGAATCCTGACACGAAAGCAACTGTTGTAGCAGCCGCAGCAGCTCCCGGGGTTATAGCTGCAAAATTTCTCTCAATCAATGCTGCGAACAAATCTGCATAAGTGCCGGGGGACAATTCAAAGTCTCCAGTACCTTCGCTTTTTTGCAAACCATACGCAGCTCCTGTGCTCATATGATGAGACTGAATCTCATTTGATTCATACATATCTCGTTCAGCTTTGAATACAGTACTTGTGCGACGAAATTCCTTCCCGCCAGTGCCAGATGCAGGGACTCCCAGTCCTGACTGCTTTTTGAAAGACGTGATTTTTTTTATGCCCGATGCTATAGCCATTTTTGCTTCTCCTAATTCATGTTTGCGTAAAATTCTATTATTACAGGTACTTCGTACCTGTCTGCTTCAATTTTCCCCGGCTTTACTTCCGGTGTTCTGCTTATGATCACATTTACCCCGCTGTTAGTGAAAGTTGATCCACGAGCAAAAGTTGAACGTATCAATTCAGCACGTGCAGCAACTGAAGCAGTTCCAACCGAAGTTGGATACATAAGTTTCACTTGCATAAACCCAAGCTCTTTGTGTCTTGCGCCAAACTCGGAATTGTTCGGAGTCGCAAAAAGAATGTGGACTTGTTGATACGCAGTCCCTGAAACCGGAACAAACTTCACATTTTCAAAAGACGTAGAAATAGCCGGGGTAATGTTGTTTAATGCTGTTTCAAGTGCAGCCCTTATCTTTACTATTGACATGCTATCTTGCCTTGAATTTTTTAAGTTTTGAAACAGTAGACATCATCGCAAGTTTGTACACGCCCTGCGGAGCCTGCGTTTTGCTATAACCATTTTCAATGTCTATCGCATAATCAACATTGTTTGCTATATAGTGAATTCCAGATGCTTGCGCTGATGCTATACTTGCTCTGACTGCTGACACTGTAGCATCACCTGTAGCATCTACACCATCTATAATTCCTTTCGGCAACTTTTCAAACCTGTATTGATTATTTGCTCTGAAGTGGCCTCCAACATATCCTGCGGGTGCCGGTGATTTCCACAAAGTCGGATTTCCTACAGGTGATCTTCTGTCGATTTCTCCATGAAGTTCAATGACAACTTCTTTAACAGCTTCATCAACGCTTAATTTTGCTTTTCTTGCAAATGCTGTTAAATCTGCTTTGAAGTTGCTCATTTTTAATGAGCTCTCACATGTATATCAAATAAAACAGTAATCCCGGCGGGATTAATTTCGCCTATGCTGACGGGTGAATACGTTTTGCCGTTAGCAGTGAATACATCGTTAAATTCAGGCTTTGCCGCTGCTTCAAGCAATAATCTTTTATCTTCAGACTGTATCAAGTTTCCGCTTATGGTAGAAATGCCTGTGCCGAAATCGAAAACTATACCTTTAGCCTTTGATCCATCAGCAAAAACCGCATTTTCTCCGGTCTTCGTATCATACGTGCCTGATTCAATTTTCGTTATTGTCACATCTGTGCCAAATTCTGTAATGATATCCAGAGCATCTCTGGCAACATCTGCATAATCAAAACTCATCCTCTCACCATCCTGACTTGAAAACCGGTGGTATTGAAATACGGTGAAAGCATTGTGTCGATTTCTTTATATTTTATAGACTGGCTGCTGAATGGATCGTAAGTTGTACTGATAGGCCCAATCGTGACGCTTGATTTTGCCCGCTTTTCATCAGCAAGCAATATTTGTGTTGAAGCCCTTAGCGCTAAAGATGAACACGCATTCTTTACAAGTTCAGGGACACTCGCATCATCATAGTAATTCAACGAAACTGCATCTTTGATTTGTACAAGAGAACGCGGCCAATCAAGCGACTGTGTAGTAGTTTTGCGCCAACCATTCCAGCTTGATCGGTAACGCTGAAGCATGAAAGCAGTAGCTTTGCGTAACAATTGCTCGCGAATTTCATCATTTGCCAAAGCCGACCACGCGGCATTACCAATATTATTGTGATAGACGGTTGCGTCAGCAACTGAAACGTAGCTTTCTGCATTTACTAAACCTGTACCGTCTTCTACAATAATCATTTTTTTCGCTTTCCGTTCAGTCTGCTAAATTCATCACTCGCTTTTAAACGAGTGATGTTTATAACAATTTAGCCGATTAACAATGCTGCGTGCCTTCCTGCAATCATTTTTACGCCCCATGCTGCTGATATTTCTATGTGACGCTGTCGGTATTGTGAATAACTTGCGACTTGAAAACCAAGTCCGGAAACGGGATCAGTGATTGTTGTAACATCATCAGCCTGATCACCCCCGCTTGGCATGTATGGTGAACGTGTAGCAAGGATCATCGACGATCTGCTAAAAACCATGTTGCGATCAGTAGCGCCGACTACAGTAACTGCTTTTGCTGATCCTGGAATGGCTGCTTTTAACCCTGGCTCTTGAAGTGTAACAACGCCTGCGGTTAATGCAGTTTTGACAACATATTTATTAGTGTCTCCAGCGATCGTTATAATATCACCTGCAAGAATTGTGCCTGTGCCTGTTATCAATGTGATAGCTGTTGCACCTACAGCGTAACCCGCTGTATTTGTTGTATAAGATGCTCCAGTTCCAACAGCGACACCGGTTTTTACTTGTGATGACTGACCAAGTCCAACTCCAAAAATATCCCCGATGATTCCGCGACGTAAAAGCTGATCTGTTCCAGCTTCATTGACTTTGAAAAGCGCTGACTGCTTACCGCGAATATTTGCTATAGCAGTACTTGACAGTACAGCGCGCAAATCAGTTTGCGGGGCTCCGTTATCTTCCAGGATTTTTATGACTTCCGCCATATCTGACAAATCACCTGCTGTACCAAAAGGCTGAATATTGAAAGTACCATGA